TGCGGCAATAACCTGAGAAGACTTTTGTGTCTGCTCTCTTGTTGCACGAATGGCTGGGCCACCCGGTACTGCCATCTCACGCACTTCATCCAACGCTGCCTTCAAGAGGTTAATCTCTTCTTTTGCTTCGTCTAATGCTGCCTTTGTTGTGATGGTTTCTTCAAGACCTAAAGCCTTGACGATCTCTGAACGCAACTCATCCTTTGTTTCGTCGGTTGCGTCTTCTGCTGATGCTGATTTGATAAGGTCGGCTGATACGCCTAATCCCATGTAAGCCATTGTGTCGTCTCCCGACTTGTCGTCATCCCATCCGGTGAATGGGGCTTCTGTTTCATTTTCTGATGCTTCCCCTGTCCACCAGTCCAAGAAAATGGATAGTGAGCAAAGAAGGTCTGTTACATCGCAGATTTCGTTTTCGTCGCCTGCAAGCATTTCGTCAAGTTCAGCCTTGATGAGAGCAATCATACTGTCTCGTACTGCCTTGAGGTCTGTTACGTCGTGCATTTTGTCGTCAGCCTTTGTGAGGCTTGCTTCGATAGCGCTCTTTAGTGCGCCTACTGTCTTTGCAGCTGATTCTTCTTCAACAACTTCTACCTCAACGTCTGGTGTGGCGATTTCTGTTTCATCAGCGTCGGCTGACTTCATGTCGCGGTTTTCCATAGTCTCAGGAATTGTTGGTGAGTTCTGCAAGATGTTTTCAAGCATACCGTCTGGCTGTTCACCGGTTCCGTTGCATACATCGCATGGAGTGTCAAACTCTTCGTTAGCGGTGTTGGTCTTGTGACCAGTTCCAGCGCAGTGAGTGCAAGCCTGGATGCGCTCGTAGAGTTCTTCTGGTGCGCCGTTTGGTTCGGTCATGATTGCCTCTGTGTCGATGGCATCTTTTTCTATGTCTGCCATTGCAGAGCCTTTCACTAATTCGCCCTTGACTGATTTAGCAAGTTCGATAACGCATGATGGGTTTGCTGGGCGGTCAACAAGTGACACTTCAACAATTTTGCCTGAACGGATCATTCCGCCTGGTGCTTCTGCTGACTTCTCAATGCGAGCTGATTTGATTCCTACGCTAAACCCGGTGTAAATACCTTCCTCGACAAGACGAGCGGCTTCTGAGTCAACGATTTTGGCTTCAACAACGTACCCTGTACCCGACTGCTCCATTTCCATAGCCTTGCCGATTGCCTTTGATTGGTGCATCTCACGGATGTTCCCAATCTTGAACCACTCTGGCATTGCTTCTTTGAGCCACTCAGGGTCGCAGATTTGCTCATCGAGGTCAAGTGTTGCGTCTGTTGCAAGACCCTTTACTCGAATGTAGCCATCTTCGCCACGCTTTGCAGTTAAGCCGCCAAAGTAGGCGTAGGTAATGTCTTGAGCCATGTTGTTATTCTCCTGAATCGGTAGATGTGTCTGTTGTTGTATCTGGCAATACAGCCGCTACTGAGCAACGGCAAGAAGGGTGTTCTGGTGGGTAGTCGTCTGTAATGTCGTGAGGATTAGCGTCTTCTTGTGCAGAACATTCGTCGCAAGCACCGTCATAGGCTAACCAGTCAAACTGTTCAATGCCAGCCGACTGATACGTATCTACTGCCGAAGCGTTGTAGGCACGGTTTGTTTCTGTAATAGCAATAATGTCTGCACGAGCTTGATCGTTAATGATTAAGTCAATCGCAGTGCCGATGTCTCTAGCACTCATTCCCTCGCTAATGCCTATGAGTAATGAGTCTGAGATTCGTGTCATTGTTGACTGCGTAATACCTTGAATCGTAATGCCAGCCTTGTCAAGAAGGGATTGCAACCCTCTACCTGCCAACACTGCGTCTGAGCGAACTACGCGAGCTGCATCTTTACCTCCGGCTTTGCCACCGGCTGTGTAAATGTCTTTTAGGACTCTTACGGCTCTGTTGTTATTCATTGAAACATTGCTTCTGACAGCGCCATGAGCAACTGCCCTCATGTGTTCTGCGTCTTCAAGCGGTGCTGGGATTGCTCGTAGTGCTTGTGAGATTGCCGCGCCCACTCCAGCAACTCCTGTTGCAAGTGCAATACGCATAGCCTTCGAGTGCTTCTTTGACACTGCTTCTACCTCTGGATAGCTTGGCAGTTCGTGCATCTCTCGCTTAGTAACTAAACCTTTTGGGGTATCAGTTATCTCACTGTTCACAATGCCAGATGCCCACTCGTAGATGTTCTCAGGCATTGGTGTAGCGCCCTTGACAATGAAGTAAGCCTGTTCGTTGAGGTTGTCAGCGACTTCTGCGTCAAATACGGTGAAGTCAAACGCTCTCCAGTTGCCGCGCTTGTGGCGTGACTTGACAAAGCGACCAAAATCCTTTAGCTCTTCGCTAATTGCTGACTTCTGATCCGCAGGTGCGCCAACGGCAGGGATGTCTAGCCCTACTGGTGATTGCTTAGGTGGTTGTGCATCGGCTGGCTTGTTGGCTTCAACGGCTGTCTCTGCTTGAGATACTGTTTCGCCTGATGTGTCAACTGACAACATTCCCTTGAGGAACTGGATTGTATTGCCAGCAACAATAAACGGTTCATCGGCTTCTGGCATGTCATACAGATTTTGAGATAACTCTCCCTGCACGTCGTTGAGTGTCTTTTGACCTGAGAACAACGCGGTCTGAAGTGCCTTAGAGCGTTCTAGGTCTTCGCGTGCGCCCTTGCGGTCATTAAGAACGAATGTGACGTTCTTGTCTGCATTGAGGTAACGACGTGATAGCGAGTTGATAACGGAGACAACGTAGTCTTCCATTGGCTTTGTAGAGACTGACTCTACGTTTTCTGCTTCGCCTTCCTGTGCGCCCTTACCGCCACCAAGTCCGGCTTTGGTAACAACTCCAAGAGCTGCTGGTGATACACCAAAGATAGAGGCAACGCGCTTAATGATGTACTCGTCGTAGTCAGACTTAAAGCGGTCAGCCATTTCTGGCATTGCAACAGGATCAAAGCCGTCTGGCAATACCTTGATGCGGTGACGCTCTGCTGTGTTGCCTGTTAGGCGACCATTGAGAATACGCTCAAACTCTGCCAGCTTGTGAATGTCCAACTCCTGTGAGTTAGTCTTCATAAACGTCATTGGCATTGAGCCGTTCTGGTATTCAGAGTTCATCCATACTTGACGGTTCAAGTAAAGCGAAGCGGCTGGAATGGATTCTTCAACTGGTGAGTACCCATAAGCGCTCCAAGTTCTGCGGTTCTTAATAAAGACTGAGAGTTGGTCTGTAAGAAACTCTTTGTTTTTTCCTGAACCAGCGTAGAACTCGCCGTCTGCGTCTGGTGAAGCAATGAACTCACCGCGAGGGAAACCCCATAAGACTTGCTGTGCAAAAGGCTCAGGAGGTGAAGGGCGGTCACCTCTGTTATTCAAAAGTAGTTTTATAGTTGGGGCATCGATGACATCGAAACCTATGACCTTGCCACCAAAGTTATAGCGAGGGTAGACGCACCACTGGTCGTAAGTAAAGACCTGCCATAAACTTTCTGTTAGCCATTCAGAGAACGAGCGGTCAGAGGAAACGTATGGGTTCTCCCAGAAGTCACGCAGGCGGTTAATCTCAGCGCCGTAACGCTCGCGACCTAGTAGAGCTGCCTTTGCGTGTGAGCAACTCTCTTCTTGCATGATGTCGGCAATGGCTTGATCCGATAGAGTCCAAGCGCCTTCTTGCTTAATGATGTCACCCACGCGGATTTCAATAGCGCGGTGAATGATGTCGCATTGCTCAACAAGTGAGTGAAGCACCTGGAACGGAACCTCTGTCTGTGTGATGTTGAGGTTGATTGCGGTCTGGTACTCGTACTTACGAGGTAGAGCGCGACCTGATTCGTCAAGGACAACGTCGATGGGCGCTGGCAATAAAGGGCTTGCAGGCCCCAACATAGCTCCGAAGCCACCGCCACCTTCACTAAATCCAGGGCGAGGCATTGGAACAGCTTGTCCGACTGTCGTTACGATACCCTGACCGGCTGTTGACATTTCGTTAGCAGCGTAGGCAGAGTTGTATCCACCAGCATTTCCCAGAGGGGAGTTGGCTATACCAGCCTTTTGCAATTCAGCAACAATTTCCGCAGCAAGCGTAGTCTTGTTCTTTCGCTGGAATAGAGCCATTTATTGTCCTCGGTGTGATGGGTTGATGCCGGAAGTGTACAACTGCGCTACTGGTTCTCTTAATAGAACTCCGCAACCTTTACAGTTAAATGCTTCTACGTCATTTGGAATACCGCAAGCCGTACAAGACGGTGCGAGTTGTGCAAAGAACCTGTCGGCTGATGCGCCGGTAGCAAGTCCAAGTTCAGTCAACCCATGCACTAAGGCATCGAGTCGGTCTGGTGAATAACCGGAGTCAGGAACCCAGCCGGTCATTTGGTCTTCAAGTAAATCAAACGCGCCAATGTGAGATACGCGGCCCTGCTCATAAAGCGCAGCTATCGGTTCAGCACGAAGGCGTTTTCCGACCTTAGCCACAATGCCCTTGAATGGGATTGTCGGCTCAACGGATCGGATTGTAAGTTCAACCATGTCACCGCCCTGGTTCTTTTCAGCAACCACGCGGTCAGCGTTGAATTCATGGTAAGCGGCTATTGCTCGGTGCGCCCACCCAGAAGGAGTATCACGACAACTGCGATCAGCAAGAACATAACCCCTACCATCCGTTCCCTTAGCAACAACAACTATTCCTGTTTCGTCAGCGTTCTCACCAGAGGTTGTCGCAGGGTCAATAGCGACCACAATACGCACAAAATCAGGTGCTTCTTTAATACGAGCTGACTCAATCATGTCGAGATTCCAAAGACTCCCAGGCACGTCGAATAATACTTCCCCATACAATTCCTGTCTTCCGATACGAGTTCCCTCATAACGGTTTCGCAGTTCAGCGAGCGCAGCCTCAGACAGGTTAGCTGCATTATCAAACGTACTACCTCTTGTGATGACTATTGAACCGTCTGTGCGGTTTATAAACTCTTTAATAAGTTTCGTCGGGCGAGGTGTCGTTGTGATAACGACTTGTGGATTACCAATTCGGAGCGCCGGTGCAAGACCAGCAGTCCATGTATCTTCGTACTGCCATGCCGCAAACTCGTCAAGCCATGCGCCGGACAAGTTAAGTCCACGCGCTCGGTCAGGGATTTCGGCACTAATCATGTGAATCTTTGATCCGTTGGAGAGCGTAATCATTCCATTGGAGCGGTTATAGAAGTTAATTTGACCAGGTAGCAGGCTCTTAATGATTCCTGATGGCCCTTCAACGCAAGTACGTCGTACGTCAGTAAAGGTTGGAGCGACTACTGCCCACTCTGTGTTGGGTTGCTGTAATGCCTGCTCTACAAGCCAGCCTGCGCCGGTAAAAGTCTTTCCCCAGCCACGACCAGAGATAACAAGCCAGATACGCCAGTCACCTTCGGGTGGGAGTTGATTGGGTCTAGCGCTTTGACGATACCTAGACTCGCCTAGTTGTGACTTAGCCTTCTCAGCATCAGCCTCAAGTTTGCGCAGCTCCAATGCTTCGAGGCGTTTCAGCTCCAACAACTTCTGCGTCAATAATGTTTCCATCTTCCCCTAGCGTTTCCTCAAGGCGACGTATCTCGCTCTGAATGTAGTCAAGGGTAATGACCTCATGTTTGATTGGTGCGTCAAGACCCCTTAGTTTTGCAGCGCGTTCTTGTATTGCTAATACTCGGTCAATGGCGAATAGTGATCCCTTGTCGCCTGACAGTGCCTTGTCCATAGCGACTTCCATCAGCATATCGAGGCGTTGGCCTTCTAGTCTGCGGTACTCATCTACGGCTTCTGCTGGTATTGCAGCAAGCGCACGTTGGCAACGGTTGTAGGCGGTTACTTTAGAAGTGCCAATAGAGTCAGCAATTCGTTGGTAAGACCAGCCTAGTGAGCGTAGTTTTAGAGCCTCGGTGTCTAGGTGAGCTTGTTCTTCTGTGCGTACAAACTGTGTCATTGTTAAGACGGCCTAGCGTTAATTGGGTGTGTTCATCTTGTGGACAAGAAACGCCAATAGTAACATACAATGGTATCACAAATGGTTACACCTATGTAATTACTAGCGTGTAGTTATGGTTACAGAAGTGTCTTAGGTTGAGCTTCAGCCCACGCCACTCGTGCGTCAATGATAGGCCAGTAGTCCTCAGTCATCTCACAACCCATCCAGTTAAAGCTTTCAAGTATTGCTGCGACTGCTGTTGTGCCACTACCCAAGAATGGGTCAAGAACTGTGCCGTTAGGTGGAGTGACAAGTTTGACTAGGTAGCGCATTAAGGCTATTGGCTTGACTGTGGGGTGGAAGTTCTGCTTGCGACTATCTCTAGGATTTCCTGAGCCTGTGAGCATAGTGTCACCTGCTCCACCCATCTTGTTTGCTTCTGTATAATTCTTTAGCGGAAATTGCTCAATGTCTAGCCCAGCGTTGCGCTCGGACTTACTGGCTTTAGCGCAATAGAAGAAACGTTGTGGCTCACCAAAGTATTCAAGCACTTCCTCACTACCGTCATGGATTACGTTGGCTGGCCAGCGACCTGAAGCGGCTTCCCAACCTCCTGAACCATCGCCCCCTGAAAGAGTTTCTTGCGTTCCAAAAGTTGCCGTTCGTTTTCCTGCGCTTGGCGTGTCGCCCTCTGCGATAGTTACCCGTGACTCATCTATGTTCAGCGCACCTGTGCCGTATGTTAGGACATTGGTGGCTACTGTGCCGATAAGAGGCTTGCGAGCTACAACGATAGGTTCGTGGGCTGGCTTTAGGGCAGTTCCCCAGCCTTGCCATTGTTGGGCTTCGGGGGTTATGGGGTCGCCCTTTGGGGTGCGTTCATAATTAGGCCCAGACATAGCACCATTGGAGGTAGTGGTTTCACCTGCTTTTCCTCGCCAATGCCCTTCATTCTTGTCAATAGCCTTACTAACGTCAAGCGATTTCGGGAATCCTGATCCATACAGCCACATAATCTGGTCACGAATCTCAAACCCTGCATCCTCTACTGCGCTGGCAAGGCGGTGGTATGTCCTTGAACCACCAAAGGCTAATAGGTGTCCACCTGGCTTTAGAACCCGAAGTGCTTGAATAGCCCACTCGGTAGTCCACGCTTGAAAGGCAAGGTTGTCGTTGTCTATGTAACCCCTTGAGTGCGAGCCACCGTAGGCATAGGCCCCACGCTTCTCGTCGCCTGTTGCTATCTGACCTAACATTCCTGCTGGCCCATCCCAAGACTTGCCCATAAACGAAAGTCCGTAGGGTGGGTCGGTAACGATTGAGTCCACGCTGTTGTCCGGCAATGTAGCCAGCAGCTCTATGCAATTCCCCTTGAGTAACATTACAGAGACAATACCAGAAATGGTGAGCGCACGTTGGTCGTGTGCATGGCTGAGGCTTCAAGTGCTTGGTACAGACTGCCCTCGTCTTCGTGGTCGGTGAATAGTGATCCGAGTGCCGGAGCTGCGCCTGAGCCTACTGCGCCATAGCAATAGCCATCTGAGTCTTTCCTGGCTTCAATCATGCCTCGGTCAGAGTTAATCTCGTATAAGTGTCCACGCTCAATAGCCAGTAATTCCCATTCATCCTTAACGTCGTCAGGTAGTTTGACGCTCTCAAGTAATTGCTCAAGTGTTGGGTTGTGGGCTTTGCCTGCGACCGCAAAGAATAGTTGACCGGCTTTCCATGACCCTGAGAAGCCAATAAGCAGGTTGCCGAACCGAGCCACTTTAGGCGTAGCTGATAGCGAGGCTAAGCCGTCGTCTGTGGAACTAAGGCTGTCTGCTCCTATCCAGCACCCATCTGGCGTTACAAGTCCAGCTACGACTGTCATCGTCTATTCCTTGAGACCATGACCATGCCAACCGTCATAATTAGAGTGTCCAAGACCATTACCCAAGAGTTCATGCCTTCATAGCCATCCACGCCAGAGTCCAAATGCAGACAAGGGTAATTATTGTTGATGTGGTACTCATTTAATCATGTCCCAGATAAGCATAAGAATCGCTCCAGTAACAACACCGATAGCCCAAATCAACCCAATAATAAAATAAGACATAGCACTTACTTCCAATTCCTTATTGCTTTGTAATACATAATGAGATACAAAGCGCTGTAGGCAATAAAACCGTACTGGTGTGTGTGTATGGCATACACCACCCATACACATTCGTTGATTGAGAGAATAAACCAGCCTCTGACTTTTTTCTCACCAACAAAAAACAGGCCAGTTGATCCGATTGCTGCAAGCACCCATGACCACATCAGTCAACCTCTCCGCAGTTCAGGCAGGGTCGTGAGTAATCAGGTCGGTAGCCATGACAGGTTCGACAATAGTTGCGCTCGTTTGCACCTTGAAAGATGTTGTCCACCTTGCGACGTAGCTCTATGCTTTCGTTGAAGCCGTCTAAGAACTCAGCAAAGTCTTCTTCACTCATGCCCTGTTACCTAACAGGTTCCAAATGCGAACGATTGCGCTAATAGGTTCTTGGTCGTAAGTGTGAATAATCTCAAGAATGTCAGCATCTTGTTTGTCGTAAGAGTCAAGTACTTTTATTACGTCGCAAGGGTATTGCTTGCGACTTAACGATTCGCCGTCAAAACCAACCACAGCGCAGGCAGCGCAATAAAGTTCGGTAGTCTCAACGTGCTTTTCTCGTAGTTTTTGGCGTTCTTCAGGATTCATGGGTTCTCCGGTATGCGGATTCCACAGTCAGGGCAAAAGAATGAGATGTACTTACGGAACTCAACAGCGCCAGTATCGGTGTTGAGCAATTTCCAGTAGCCGTGTTCGCAGTCTTCAGTCATTGTGCTGTTCCTCCGTTGTTAAATGGATCTACTTCGGCGTAAAAATCTTTAAGGGTTTTGTTGCTTGCATACTTCATCGCTTCATTTATGTTTTCTTGTGGAACTCCGGACAGCACAAGACCGTCAATAAGTTGTTGTATTTGCCAGATGGCCAACATCCCTTGTCTTTCGCTTGCAGTCATCATTCTCCCTTAACCCTAAGTGTTCGGTGTCCTGGCGTAAGTTTAGCAAACTGAGCGTACACATCTGGGAGTTGCTCTTTAAGCGCTTTGGTGTCCAGCGACTCCCTGTCCTTCGTGGACTTGTAGGTGTAAAGCGTGTCACCGTCAAGTGTCACCGCCTCTGCATCACCCACAATTCTGAGTAGCTGTGCGCGGATGGAGTCAACGTCGGCTTGGGCTTCATCTAGGCAAGCCTTAGCCTCTCGGTATTCGTAGATTAGATCCTTTATAAAGTCGTCACCCTCAATAGTCACGCCTCCTTCTGAGGATGGGTAGACCGCCTTCAACGTGTCAAAGTCGGCTTGGTGTCCAATCAGGTCAGGCTCAATGTTGTTAATTACTTTGTGCCAGAAGAACGACTCGGCTTCTTGCAAGTCTGAGAGCTGTTGGTGAGTGTATTCCACTTCCCTAATGACTAGACCTTCTCCACCCACTAGACAGGCGAAAACGACGTTGTGGATGTTCGTGGTGAGAGCGTAGTGCATACCCTGGTATAGGTAAGCCTCTGGTACTTTATTGTTTGCCCAGCCCTTAGCATTGCCTTTGCCTGAAATACCAGTCGTCTTGATTTCTAGGATGGCAAGAATCCTGGTCGGCTCCCAGTCAAGGTCGGTGACTTTTCCTGGCTCCGCAAACCCATCTGGCTCAACAATAAAGAAGTCCACGTTGGCAAGCAGGAACGGTCTGTCGCCCTGGAGCATTACAGGCCAGCAGACAACGGCTGAGTTTGTTTCCTCGGCGTACGCTTCTGCAACGGTGCGCTCTAAGCGGTTGCCCCACTTGGCTGCGTCACCTGCTTCGTCATTAGCGGTCAGTCCACGCTTGTTAGCCCATAGTGAGTACTCGCTTTGATACGAGTTCTTACCCAGAATGATGCTTGCGTCTGAACCGCCAATGCCTGTCTTGCGCAACTCCAGCCACTCATCACGAGTGATTTCATTGGTGTTGGCTATTACTTTTGCTTTTAACATTTAGTGCCTCCTCAAGCTCTAATTAAACAATACTCCTGTGACATCGCTTTTGTCAAGCATCCATTCCATCTTTGGATCTGGTCTCTCAGCCAATGTTTTACTCCATCTAGTTTTTATTGACGTTGGAGCTGTGTCTGTTCTTTCCCTAGATGGTCTACTCCAACTACCGCCACCAGCCTGACCTTCCTCAACCCAACCAGAAGCCCGAAGAGATGCACCACCTTCTTCTGGGAGTGTGTAAGTAATAATTCGCTTGTACCCCATAGCCTGACCTGCTCTTGCCGCAGCCGCATAAAGAATTGAACATCCGTTTTTTATTCCGTCACTTGCCAATCGTTGAACCTCTAAGACATCTCTTTGATTGCCGCCAAGCCGAGCGGTAGGTTTATTGACAATACAAACAGCGTGTAGAACACCATTCTCATCAACGCACCCCAAAGAGAATCTGTGAGTAATTGTAGGTTTGTGATGACGGTGATACTTGGCTACAAAAGCGTTTGCTTCACGAAGTTCTAATTGTGTTACCCACAACTTTGGGCCTTCATTTTTACCCACCAGCCGACCTAAACCCTGCGGACAATGAGCGCCAAGCGTCAAGCCTGGACTGTGCGGCTCGTAGCGCCTCACGAGTGGTTATTAGCCTGTTTTGGGCAATTAGGTAAGCCAAGTGTGCTTCCTCGCATTGAACGGTGGCATCAGCCTCTACCTCGTCAACGGTCAACTTGGTCTTGGCTAAAGCTCGAATGGTCAGTCGGGTCTGAGCGTACAAGGCTTTGTAGGTGGCTTCGCAAATTGCAGCCTGTTCCCCTGCCGCGTTCATCTCATCTACCAAATCTTCAATTATCTCAATCTCGTTGGTGATTCCTTTTTGACACATGATTGGCAGTAGTTCCCTAGCCGGTGCGTTGTACCACTTAGTCATCTATAACCACCTCGTTAAACATTGGCGATGCTTTTGTAATTCTATCTTTGGCAATCTCACCGTACTCAGGGTTTAATTCTGTTCCAACAAAGTTCCTGCCGTGTTGAAAGGCTACTACCGCAACAGTTCCTGAACCTGTAAATGGGTCAAGCACGGTGTCGCCTTCTGCCGAGCCAGCCAATACGCAAGGCTCTACAAGTGCTTCTGGCATTACTGCAAAGTGAGCGCCCTTGAATGATGCTGTTGGAATTGTCCAAACATCACGTTTGTTACGACCTTTTGGATTTACAAATCTTTCACCCATTTCTTCAACGTGAATCCCCCCCGTAGTTTTTGCGCTTGGTCTTTCGGTGTTAAATGCGTATTTAGATCTTGCAATGCTTACTGCGCTGACTGGTTCTCTAATGGAATCAACGTCGTAAAAATACTTAGTTGATTTAGCAAACAAGAACAAATGTTCATGGCTCTTAGTTGGGCGGTTCTTAGTGCTTTCAGGCATCACATTAGGTTTCTGCCAAATAATGTCTGAACGAAGAATCCAACCGTCTGCTTGAA